CAAGATCATAGAGGAAGCAGGAAGGATGCCTGAAGATGCTAACTGACCTGGCATTCATAGGAGAGGGCAAGACCTGGCCGCCCAAAGACGACGACGAGGCAGCCAGGCTGGCAGAACATGCCATCATGAGACAGATTTACAACGGCCTGCATGACAGGATATTCCCCAAATATGCCGCCTATCTGGCAGACTCTAACAAGGACGGAAAGAAGCAGGCAATAATTCTGGACTGGCCGGAGATGGCCACCTCTTCTTACATCAATCTCCTCATCGGAGAGGAGCCTGAAATCAGGGCTCCAAGAGAGGACCTCCCTGAGAGGCCGGACGAGGAGGTTTTCATAGACGCCAGCCGCTACGGCCACGGGCTATATGAGGTCTCGGACGACGGCATTCCGGCAATCAATCCGGAGAATGTGTATCTTGTAGTACATCCCGGGAACATACGGATAATAACCGCCTACGTAATTTTCAATAAGTTCAAGGAGCAGGACAGGGAGTATATTAAGTTCACAATCCACACCAGGGGCCAGATTCAGCACCAGGTCTATGAGCTCTACAACGGAAAACTGAAAGGGCCAATTGAGTTATCGAGATTCTGGACTTTTGCAGGGCTGAAGGTGGATGAAATCGGCGTCCAGAAGACAGGCGTGGACGATTTTCTCATTGTGCACGTCCAAAACAAGCTCTCAAGCGAGAGGTACTATGGCAGGTCCGACTACAAGCCATCGATCATATCTCTGGTAGAGTCTCTGGAGAGAAGTTTTGCCCAGAGGGATGAAGTTCTGGCAAAGTTCACGTCACCTACGCCCGTCATTCCGGAGAGCGCCACGATATTCAATCATGCAACTTCAGAGTGGGTTTACACGCCGGGCCAGCCGATTTTTACCCAGCCGGGAGACCTAACACCTTCTTTAATGGTCTGGCAGGCGGAGCTTGGCTCTGTGGAGAGGTCGATAGATCAGAAGATGGACCAGCTCCTGCAGATGTTGCAGTTATCGAAGGTCCTGCTGGCAGGCAAAGACGCAGGCACGGCGGAGAGCGGCACAGCCTTGCGCATTCGCCTGATACCGACGCTGGCCAAAGTGGGGAGATTCGCCAGGGCAGCAGAGAAGGCAATACCAAAGGTCCTGCAACTATGGTCACAGCTCCACGGGCCTGCAATGGACCTCAAGGATATTCAGATCATTTTCCAGGACGGAATACCTGAGGACCAGCTTGAGATGGCCAGGACGGTGCAGCTCTGGGACAGCATGAAAGCCGTCTCTTTAGAGCGGAAACTGGAGCTGCAGGGCCTGAAAGAAGGCTCAGACGCCTTCGACAAGGAACTTGAGAGGCTCAGAGGTGCGCAAAAAATGATTGAACCTGCACAGCCGATAATCTCTCTTCAGCCGCAGGTTAGCAATGGCTGAATATTCCAGAGCTGAGGCCGAGAGGCTGGTGAGATTTTGCAGGGATGCAGAGACTGCTATTTCTGCAGAACTCATAGATCTGATGGAGAGGTCGCAAAGAGGGGAGATTATAGGTCCACAAGATGTCGCTGTGGTAAAGATCGACCAGATTCTCCAGGAATTTTTAGAAGGCTGCAGACAGTGGGTAGAGCAAGCAATATCAGCAAGCTATCTTGCCGGGGTCCAAAATATCCGAAGAGAGGATGAGAAACCAATCAGCGCTCTGCATGAAAAGGCAGCAAATGCGATTGCAGCGAGCACTTTCTCAAGGCTGTTAGATGTCTACAAAACAATGAGACGATGGGCAGACAACAAAATAACAGATCTCAATCTCAAGAATATTCAGAATCAGATAGCAGAAGAGGCAGCAGCAAGGAAGCAGAGAGAATGGGAGAAGTAATTGCCTTCCGGGATAAGTCCGGGAAAGAATGGGGGCTGTCGAGCTATGCAGAGATATTAGCCAATCAGGCAACAGTTCAGGCCTACAGGCAAGGGGAGGTAAATGAAATCCTGGAAGAAGGCGGAGCATTCGGGCGGATATCAGACGGGCAGTCCAATAAGACCTGCGAAATTTGTAAGAAATGGGCAGGAAAGATAGTAAGCCTGTCAGATCATACGAAAGGAGCGATACCTTCAATTGATGATGCAGTTTCAGAAGGGCTCTTTCATATAAATTGCATTCATACTGTAAATATTGTAAGCATAGAAGAAGCAATAAAAGAGGCATTGAACCAATAATAATCATCAATAGCAAGTTGACGCCGGACTGGATCGGCGGGAGATACTTTTATGGCAGAACAACCACCAGCCGCGGGCACGCCTCCCGCGAATACACCAGCAGGCGGGCAGGAACAAAAACCACCAGCACAAAACGAGTTCATTATGAATCAAGAACAGTTCAATGCTCGGTGGGGTGCGAAGCATGGAGAAATTGAAAAAGAGCTTGGGATGTCAATTGACGATGCTAAAGCCTTCATCAAGGCCAACAGGAAGCCTCCAGCAAACAAAGCAGAGAAGCTGGAAGGGGCTGATCTGAGGATGGCCAAGATGGAAGCTCTGATGTTTGCCAAGGTTCCGAGCGAAAAGATACCTGGGCTTATTTCGAGGGTCCAGGGGTCCAACAAGACAGAGATTGAGGCGGATATTTCGCAGATGATCACGGACGGCTTTATCACTCTTCAAGCTGCGCCGCCTTTGCAGCAACAACAGAGCCAGCCTCCGAACGCTGCCCAGGGCGCGGGCAATCCTGGCGTGCCTGGCACACCTGGAAAGAAGACCTGGAAGCGTTCCGAAATCAAGAACATGAGTCGTGAGGATCATCTCAAAAATAAGGATGAGATCTTTGCGGCAATGCGAGAAAATCGAATTACTGAGGACTGATGGATGATAGACAACTTTATACCGGAATTTTGGGCGAGCATCGTTTTGGAGGCCGCCCAGAAAGCAATGGTTTACGCTCAGCCGGGCATAATCAACAGGAATTACGAGGGCGAATTTGCGACGGCCGGCGACACCGTACACATAATCGGCGTGGGTGATGTGACAATTGTGGATACTGTCGATGGCTCTGACCAGGCGGAAGGCGATGAGATGATTGATGCGGACACCCTCCTCACCATCAGCCAGGATAAGACCTTCAGGTTCCTGGTCTACGACAAACAGACGAAGCTGGCCGCTGGCAATATTCTCAGCCCATATATGAGGCGCGCTGCCTACCGGATCAAGGACGCCACGGACCAGTATGTTGCCGGCCTGTATGTAGATGCCTCAAAGGCGAACCTCATAGGGACTGATGCCTCCCCCAAGGTGCCCAATACCACGGTTGGAGATGCGCAGAACGTCTTCAATCTCATCGAGGACTGCTCTGTATTGCTATCCAACAACAATGTTCCAACCGATGGCAGGTTCATGATTGTGCCTCCCTGGTTCACGGGCCTCATAGTGAAAGACTACCACCGTGAGGGTGCATCAGCTCCCGGAGCATCTGAGCAAGCTCAACTGACTGGCAGGGTAGCGCACATTGCAGGCTTTGACATCCTGGAGAGCAACAACGTTCCGAACACTTCTCTGACCAAGTTCAAGATCCTGTTCGGAAACAGTGAAGCGATAACCTTTGCAGATGACATTTCAGGCATCGAGTCAATGAGGCATCAAAAGAGATGGGCTGATATCGTGCGTGGCCGCCATGTCTATGGCGCAAAAGTTGTGTATCCGGACAATCTGGGAGTGCTGACAGCCAATTCGAGCTAGATAGATGAGGTCAGAAATATGGCGAGAACCGCAATACCTGGAAACAATTTGACGGGCGCTTTTGCTGCCCGTCAGGCTCCAACAACGCTGGATAAGCCCAATGGCCATTCCTATGGCCCCGCAGATGGAAATAAGCTTGCTTTGCTCTTCCATCTGTCTGCGGCTACAGCAGGCGATACGATCACGCTGAAGGCAGGTGTGAACCCGCCCGCACTGAGGGCAGGAATTGGCGATCTTGTCTATACCTGTGCAGGGGGAGCTGCAGAAGTGGTCATTGCCCCGATAGAGAATGCCAGGTTCAAGCAATCTGATGGCAAGTTCTACATAGACCTGGCAGGATCGACGATAGCAGGTACTGTAGAAGCATACGTACATAGCTGAGTCATAAAGAGAGGTCTGCTAATCATTTTTTATAAATTTTAGGAATAATAAATGACGACATTGGACGCCTATGTGACATTGGAAGAGCTAACCGCCTATTTTTCAGGTGATGACAGGGCCGCGGCTTTTCTCGCCCTTACAGATCTGCAAAAGACTTCTTACCTGAACCGGGCCACAAAAGCAATAGATTCGGTACCTGTCAGAGGCACCAAGTACGATCTGAACATCACTGATGGAGTCCCTGACCAGGCCAGAGCCTTTCCGAGGATAATTGATGGCGAAATCCTGGATTATAACCGAACAGCGGAAACTGCTCTTGTCCCACCGGATGTCAAATATGCTTGCATGGAGGAAGCCCTGGCAATTCAGCAGTATGAGACGGGTGGCAGAAAGCAGCTCCAGGATCAGGGGGTGCAATCTTTTACGATTGGAGGGAAGCTGTCGGAGACATTTATGCAAGGCGCGGGAAATCGGACTGTACAAAGCGCAGCAGCCAGGAGGCTCCTGCGCAAGTACATGGGATCGATGGTCAGGTAGAGGCTCCGGTGAGGGACTTATTTAATTTTCGGGTCTGGAGGACGCATGCAGGAAAGACTGGCGAGCGAAATAGACTGCAAGGAAAACAGAGACATAACCCTGGGGATGATAATTGAGCGGATAGATCAATTGATTGAATCAAATACAAATGAACATAAAATAATTACTGAACGATTAACAGAAAATGAGAAGAATGTAGTCATTTTGAAGTTCTCTCGGTGTTTATATTCATGGCTTGATAATAAAGGCATCGTCAAATGGGCAGCGGCTGCATGTTCTGTGGCGATTATCGATTTTTTTGTGAGGCATTATTCATAGGAGGATATTCATTTGAGCTTATTGGATGCATACACAGACTCGATGGGCGAATCTGTAACCTGGCGGCGCAAAATAGGCGTGGATGAAAACGTGGATCCTGTCTATTCAGACTCAATTATCACTGTTTTATGGTATGATGAGGTCAGGTCATTTCAAACTGAAGAAGGAAGAGCGTTGCAGCAGGTCGCCTATATTCTGACCTCTGACCAGGTAGAGAAGGATGACCTGATCACTCGTGGCGGCTACTCCTGGCCTGTCATTGGCCTTGGCAAAGATCCGAGCATGGGGCCGGAACAGATGAGGAAGGCATACTTAGGGCAATCAATGATCTGAGCTGAGGAGACGATGACCGGCTACACGCCACTTGATAATTTGCTGGCCGCCTTAACCGGCAATTCGGCGCTCATGGCAATGGTTGCCTCCAATATCTTCAAAAATAAGGCCATCTCAGCCAGCGCAGTAGACCTCAATGGGGATCCTGCAAAAAGCCAGATCTCATGTGAGCTGTCGGACCTCTCCGGCCAGATTCTTTCTGCAGATCAAATTTTTGTCGTGGATATCAGGACCAGGAAAGAAACCGGGGGAGATGGAGGGGCAGAGTATTGCGCCCTGATTGCCGATGCAGTGCGGGCTATCCTGGACGATGGATTTGCCGGGGCGACTGTAACGAAGATCCACGGCGTGGTCGCATGGGATGCAATTCTGAAGGGATACAGGTGCAGGCTGGAGGTGACAAGCCACATCAAGGGCAGCTTTTCCCTGTCTCTCGCGCCCAATCAGGCCAGCCCCCAGGCAGCCGGCAGCGAGATAGTCCTCACCGCGATTGCCTCGCCGAACCTGGGCCTTGAGTACCGTTTCCTCCTCAACGGGCCAGGCACGGGCAATGTTATGCGGGATCTGTCCGACTGGCAGCCACGAAATAGCTTTGTCTGGCGCACAACTGCGGCTGATGTGGGCAGCTCGACCATTTATGTAGAGATCCGGGGAGGATTGAATCGGGGTGAAGCCGATCAATCGACATCAATAAGCTACACAATCACTGAAGCCAGCAATGCAGCCCCAGAAATTACGAGTCTCACGCCCTCTCTCGCATCACCCCAGCCTCCGGGCCTGGAGATCGAGCTGATCTGCACAGCAACGGACGCCGAAGGCGACGAGCTATTTTACAGGTTCTGTCATCAGCCACCAGGGGCCTCCTACTGGAAGGATCTGACGGGCTGGCAGAGCCAAAACTGGATCGTCTGGAGGCCCACCCTGGCCGACAGCGGGACAAATAGCCTTAAAGTGCTGGTGATTGACGCAAAGCATGCCGAAAAGGGCGGCTATGACGCAGTAGCCACCATCAGCTACACCATAGAGCCCTGAATTATGCCGACTGATCTAACTTTTGTGGCCAGCAATCCGGATGGGTCCACTGTGACCCTCCGGCCCACTGAGTACCGGGCCGACTGGCCGCATATGGGCCATCAGAGGCTTTCTTTCCAGTGCTTTGGCGGGCAGGGGATTGATGAGAGGGCCACCATCAAAGTAACCAGGGCGGGAGAGACCATGCCCGTCTTCTGCGGCTGGTTTGATGGCATCAGGAGGCCGTCTTTCAAGTCAAAGAAGCCCCAGGAGTACCACTGCCTGGGCCATTCGGCCATTTTGTATCATCGTTTTCCTCATGTGCGGGCCTACACGAGCAATGACATCATAAGCAACATCTTCGGGGATACCGTGGCCAGCCAGGGGATACTCTTCCAGGCCAGCTCGCTGATGCCGCCTAACTGGCAGGATGCCTCCTGGATGGGAGCGCCGGCAGGAACATACAGCGCCCCATACTACACCGGTACCGATTTTCCCCAGAGAATCCCGGTGCCTACTCCCGCTGTCTACCTGGGCACCACTCTGCTGACACAGGCTGCATCTCTGGCCGGCATGGCCGTTAACCAGTGGTTTAGAGATGCCGATTATCTGTATGTCAGGACGGGCGTGGCTGACCCGGAGGGCAACCCCAAGAACTATCCCTGCTACGTGCTGAATTTCAAGAATGCCCATATTCGCAAAGGCTCGCCCATGCCTGCCTGGAACCTCTCCAGCCCCGGCGTTCCCGCCGTGCATGAGAGGCTGATCACCACTCTCAACCGGGTCATGTCTCATGAGGGCCTGGAGTGGAACTTTGTCAACCGCTCCGATGGAGATCAGGAGCTGAGATGTGATCTGCAGCTCTATAACGGCTGGTATAGCGATCCTGTCAGGAGCTATGTTGAGGCGGATCTGATTGATTTCGAGGTCGGGACTCTTGATGCCGCCAACTACGGCTTTGATTCCGTGGTCATGAAGGGCCGGGATAGCACCTTCGGCTACAGCTTCTGGCCGCCAGCTCGCTGGGGCCGGGATTTCTTCCCTACCGCGGGTGTCTGGAAGGAACACGTTACCAGCGACATCTCCATGAGCTATGATCAGGTCTTCCGCTGCACCTCGGCCATGATTGGCCAGACCTGTGATGAGCGTTATCTGAAGATCTGGACCCGGCCTGACTATGCTCTGCAATGCGGTGATTTCATGAGGGTGACTATCACCTCACCTCCGTACAATGGCCAGTATGATATGAGGATCCTGAACAAAGCCTTCGAGAGTGCTCTGAATTCCGATGTGATGGAGTTGACCCTGTATGATGGATTCGCAAGCGATATCTGAGCAGATGCAAAGTCTCCTGGAGAGGATCAGGAGGCTGGAGGATGCCGACAATGGCGGCTGGATCTCGGCGGTGGAAGAGAAATGGACTTTTTCTTTGGCAGACGATCCCACCTATACCCTGGCCATTCCCGGAGACTTTTCCTGGAAGTATTGCAGAGGGCAGAGGGTGAGGCTCCAGCAGGCCGGTGGGGCGATCAAGTACTTCATCATAAATGGCGTGAGCTATTCCTCGCCCAGCACGATTCTGAAGCTCTACGGCGGCACTGACTACGACCTGGCTAATTCGCCCATAATCGAACCCTATTTTTCGATGGCAAAAGCTCCCTATGGCTTTCCTCTGGATGAGGCCAAATGGAGGGTGGAGAGCCTGGTGACAGCCGACAGCTCTCAAGCGTCGCCTGCGGCAGGGACCTGGTATAATAAGGGCGGCTCTCTGGCGGTTCCTATTGGGCGGTGGAGGGTCGAGTATGCGGCGGAGCTGGAGGTTGCGAGGGCCGCGGCGGGGGCGCTGGACGTCTTCGCGACGCTGTCAACGGCAGCCAGCTCTGAGGTGAATAAGGAGACCACGACGAAGATAGGCATCAGCTCCGGGGTTTCTATGAGGGGATCCGTAAGCCATTGCGGCTTCCTGTTGGATCTGGCGGCCAAGGCGACATACTATCTGAACTGCAAAACGGGTCAGGCGTCCATGACAGCGATCGCCTTCAAGGGAAGCGAGCAGAAGACGAAGGTTAGGGCGGTGTGCGCGTATTTATGATTTGGATTGAATCTCCGATCAGTGATAGACTAACTTGCGTTCTTGGGCAGATGAGAAAGCACTCGCCGGGAGCATCTCTGAGTGGGCTCTTCTTCAAGACATTTCAGCACGATGAAGAACTGCAATATTTCAGGAAGCGATCTGGCATCATGGCGGAGAGGGGGAGTTCTAGGTTACATCCATCACAGATGAGGTGGTAGATGGGGAGAGAAACTCTCGTACTATTATAATGGTTAATATTATAAGAAAACTAATTCAGCTACTGATGGATTATCATATAAGGCTAATTATAGAAGATAGATCTGCAGCTAGGTCAAGGATGGGGCATTCAGGTAGCGCCTTTAGGGCTTGCAGCTTGTTTAGGAGCTCCTGTCTTAAGATACTTTTGCCTCTCGGGACCATCAAGATCGTCCTTTTTGATGATCGCTTCGAGCCCCCATGTAAGCGTAGGCGCACTATTCTGCAGCGGTTAGAGCGGCTGCTGCTGACGAATGCTGAGGTCATCCAGCTACTGTCCAATTCGGAAACTCGGATATTTAGTTCATGAGAGTCTACTACTAGGGGTGCACTTCATTAATCCTTAAGAAGCATAAGCCTATAGTGCATGGAAAGGCTGAGGAAAGAGTAAGCCAAATAAAAGGAAGAATGGATTAGGAGGGGAAACTACGACGGTCTGTTTTAAACTTGCAGTGGATAAAGAAGAATTACAAGGGGTTTACTTTGTAAGGCAGCAGGTCTTTGTTGAGGAACAAGGATTCCCAGAGGAATCGGAATTTAACGATTGTGATAATGATGCAATGTATGCAGTGGCTATTAGTGATGAAGGAGTCATCGGAACCATCATGGTGAACATAATTCATCAAAGCCAGGCAAAAGTAGAGAGAATTGCGATCCTAAAGCCGTTACGACGAAGAGGAATCGGAAGAGCATTGATTAATTATATGGAAGAAGAATTAAGTCAGAAGAATGTAAAGGAAATCGTGTTGCATGCTCAATGTACGGTGGTGAATTTTTATAGAAATATTGGGTACGAAAAAATTGGCGGAATCTTCATAGAAGAAGGTGTTCCTCACATTAAAATGTGGAAAAAAATATGAAGGGACGAAAAGTAATTATCGATAGAGATAAGTAAGTCAAACAGCGCGCCCGCCATCCCAACCTAAAGGATTGGGTCTGCTTCTAGCCGCGCGCCCCGGTTAGACGGAATCCGAAATCATCAATCAAGTCTTCGTTAGCCCAAATCTCCTGCTCTAAGATTATCGCCCACATCCCGCAGGTGTACTATTAAATGAGCCACTATTTTTCTTGCTATCGATTCTGAATTTTAAAATTTAAGATATTAGTAATATTTAAAATTAAAATTTTTAAATGTTAACATTTATTTGATTTGAATACACTTTAATGACAGCACTCTGTATGGCGTAAACACGAGTAAAGAGAAGCCGAAATACAAGGGAAAAAGAGCCTGTGACAATTTTACTGCATCAATGACATTTTTACGAATTATTTAATCTTTAATTTGTCAAAATAAAATATGATTTCGCATTTCCTTACTGCAGGATGCGGGTTATCGTGATTCTGCTTTCTATACCAAAGGAGCCTTGTTAATCAATATCAATCTAAGAAAATATGAAAACCAAGCGAGGGTTCACTTCATCCCCACCCTAAACGCCCATGTGCCTCAGGATAATGGCACATACGAGGCAAATGAAAAACAAGATCTATCGACATCATAAGTCTTGTTTTTCATGTAAAAGGTTGGGGGGTATTCGCGATCCCCCCCTCGATGTAATAAATATATTTTTATTGCTGCTTGCTTTTTATTCAATTGATAAATATATTTTTATCGCTGCTTGCTTTTTATTCGATTGTTGTAATGACTTGTTCTCTTCCTCTACCACCTGTCTTACGTTTTAATTTAATTTTGCCAATTTCTTTGGTATTCTTTACATGTGTCCCTCCGCATGGCATTAAAATTTCACCGCATTTCCACCAACGATAGTATTGTTTATTCTCATCTGGATATGTTTCGATTAGGTGGCCTTCGGCGATGAATTTGTTGGCATTATTTTCAACTTCTTGCAACTTATCTTTCGGTAACTTATCCTCCACCTCGTAAGTACTTTGATCATGACGTTCATTAAGATGTGAGCCAACAAGTTTCAATTTACCGAATACTTGAAATAAAAAATATTCCATAATGTGCGACGCACTATGGATACGCATAATTCTGTAACGACGCTCAGTATCTATCATGCCGTGAACATCATCGCCCAAATGAAGAGTGCTTTGTTTTTCGAGAATGTGAATAATATTTTTTTCCTGGTCTAATTGTGTATCGATTACTCGCTCCGACCCTAAAAGGCCAGTATCTCCTGCTTGGCCCCCTGACTCAGGGTAAAAACAAGTTTGGTCTAGCCAAACATGGTTGCCATCAATCTTAACCACCTTACCGTCGAATTCTTGTTGATAGGGATCTATCCAATAAAGCCGTTTTGTTGCAATATTACTTTGCATCATACCTCATTTCTCCCGACATTTTAAAGGGATTAGTGCTTAATAGTATATGAGAACCACGCTTAACCGATGAATAATGGACGCAAGATCAGATTTTATAGCCGAAATTTAGAGGTCATTCTAATGTTGCAGATACTATCCGAATGTCTTCAATTGATGGTTTAATATTTATACATAATTTTATATTTTGCTTTTGCGCCAAAATTGGAACCAATTTTAACCGCTGACCTCCAAATCCGAGCTAACATAGCAAGCCTCGCGCATAAAAAAAGTTTAGAAGCCTAATCCTACGCATGTTGGTCTTAACCGATGAAGCATGAGATATCATCAAACGGTTCCGGTTCAGCCTGCTTCAAGGGTGAAGAAATGGGTATATCTCTGTATTAAGTGGCATATTTTTTGCCAGATACTTGATTGCGTCGCACACCTGCGGCTTAATCCCAAAAATTGAGCCAGTTTCATTTAATGCCTCACCAAGGCACGCTCCTGCGCAATTATATAATACCTCACACCCATGGCAAAACGGCATATTTTGAGCTGTTCTATTTTGAATCTGCTTAATTTTGTTTTGATCATAAATAATTGTATCGCTATTTGCTTCGTATTTACCATAGACAAGATCGCTCATTTTTTGGTCGCTTCCGCTAGTTGCCATATCACAGCAGCTTACATATCCATCAGGTAATAAATGAGGATATGGAACGCATGCTCTACAAAACAGATTCGTTTTCTCATCAAAGTTAACGGTAAAGATGCTGCCATAAAAAATCCCAATCTCTTCTGCGTGCCTTCTCGCTTCGAGAAAATTTTTTGCGTAATTCATTAAATCGATTTTGTCCTTTGAATCCGATAAATTATTTGAAATAGGAATAAATAAAGGATCTGACATAACTACTCTTACTCCGAGTTGATGGAAATAGTTGATCATTTCTACTTGCCGAGAAACATTGCACGCGGAAATAGTTGCGCGACAACCAAGCACGATCGATTGCGATGCCAAGAACTTGATATTTCTCTCTATAATCTCGGATGTTGACTTTCCTGTTTTTGTTGGTCGATAATAATTTTGAACATCTGGCATGCCATCACAAGAGATCCAACAAATATCGATATTACTACCTATCCAATTTGCGATATTACGACTAAAATATCCATTCGTCTGCAATTCGAAGCTGCAATCCCCACCATCAACATGCTTCACCCAATTAGAGATTTCTTGCATCCTCTTGAAAGATAGTGTGGGCTCACCAGCTGCAAAAAATCTAATTTCTCGACTGGAATAGCTGTTAAAAAAATCGAGAATTCCGCGTTTAGCAAAATCTAATTCTATTTCTAATTTTTTAGTTAAATTTTCCCTACCAACAAAACAATATTTGCATTTCAAATTACAAAAATTATTAAGCAAAACAGAGAGCTGTGTTTTCCTGCAATGTGCCATTCTCTTTATCCTCCAAGTCCTTAATCTACTAAGGCAAGATTCTCATTGGGTTATATGTAGGTTTCCAATATAGCTTGGCGGGTGGAGTCTTGAATATTTGACCTCAAATATCTATTAAACTAACATATTGAAATTTATAAAATTATATGTATATATAAATATTACTCAGCAAATAATAATATTCCAATTACCATTATAATTGTGGCCAAGACTTTAACCCAAAACCCTGTGATCTGATCTGTATATATCTTTTGGATTGCTCTATTATTTATTTTAAGAATAGAGGAGAGAAGTAGAATCACAATGCTGTAAACTAAAATAAAGACGGGAACAAATGCATCCACTGCAGCTACATAAGATGCTGACGGTGCTATGTTAAGAGCCTGTTGGGAAAATACGTTTCCTAAATAATAAATAGTTTCGATGGAAATAAATGGTTTATAGTATATTCTTATAAGTGGCCACGGGCTTCTCTTGGATGAAATGGCAAATAAAGTTCCTGCTACAAAAGCACCAAAACTAAAAAAAACCATTCCAATCCAAAAACCTTTGTTCCCATAGGCTATGCTCAATAGATCATAGGTATTTTTTCCTATGATCATGCTAAGTGATAAAAAGATTGTTGCTCCGAGTACAGAATAAATATACTTTCGAGAAAATTTTTCAGTTATCTTTGAATGAAAGAGGGGAACGATTGCTCCAATCAATACAATCATAAGACCTATATATTTATAAGGCTGTAAAATTTCTCCTAGTAGAAAAAAGGAAAGTACCGGAACGACTATTATATTAGAGCTCCACAATAAGAATTGTAGTATAGTGACATCATTTTTATTAAATAAAGATTTAAAATAAAAATAAATAGCTAACATATAAATAAATCCTCCCACAAAAGAAAGAGCGAGCACATTAACTAAACCTTCTGCTAATTTGAAATTTATAAAATCAATAATTTTAAAATTTGAGAAAAAAAGAAAAAAAGGCAAAAAAGCGATTTGAACAAGTCCTGAAATAATGACACCATCTAGTTCATCTTTATAAACTCTATCAACAAAATATACATCTATAATATTAACAAATGCCCAAAAAATTGGCGCTAGAAATGCAAAAAATAACCACTGATTAGGAGTCTCGAGCACACGATTGTCTATAAATTCCTGCTATTTAAATCCTAGGCAAATTTTGTCAACCTATCTATGTAGGCACCAGGCAGGCTTAATAGTTGAACTCATCTCAAAATCACACTTTCCATTGATTTCGAAGTCTCAGCGGTCTTAGGGCCCCGCCCCCATATCGTAAAAGTCTCCAAGAGCGATCATGAAACTAGGTCATTAGTCATCGGTTAAGAGCTGTCGCTTTCCGCATGTCAATGTCTTCGGCTTACTAGAAGTAGGTGGTTGGCTATATCATTACGGACATCGATTCACATCATAGCCGGCAAAACAATCCGTGCGCGGATAACTTTTTGCTGTCCTGTTTTATAACGACTATCAAGAAATTCAATACCTTTGCGCTCAACGCCTTTCAAGTTCATTGCTGATGGTTTCGGATCCGGCATTATACTCCTCCTTTGTGGAGAATCTATTAAGTATTATATATAATATTATCCATAGGTTTATATCAGCAGAGATTTGCTAGCTCGACCTTTGCTAAATAGATTAAGTCTAGAGATTAGATAATTAGGTGTAATATCTAATTATTTATAGAAAATTCTCTAGTAATAAATGCGCTGCTTGCTTTCTGATCGAAGAGCTTAAAGCCGAGTACTGATCTCTTTGTGGGCGATGAGAGAAACTAAGCAAGATGAATTTGAAAAATACAAGCATGAGGTTGATGAGTCCGTACTTACCGCTATTGATTCAACCAAAAGAAGTCGTAAGTACGTTAGCTTCAATGACTATCCTTGGGCAAAGCTAAAGAATGAATTAAAAAAAGCAGTAAGTGAGGTCACAGGAGAAACACCTGAGCAAATAGAACTCACAATGCCACCCAACTATGTTGCTGGAGATTTTTCATTAGAAGTTTTTTCTCTTGCGAAGAAGCTGGGCGAAAAGCCAAATGTTTTGGCACAAAAAATTGCTGAATATATCAATCAGCATGAGTTAGTGATTATTGAAAAAGCAACTGTTGTTGGCCCATTTATAAATGTGGATGCTCGCAAACAAAAACTCTATAGGATCATTCTTTCCACAATTAGCGAGATGATGTGGTATTACGGCGAGAGCGATACAAATGCAGGAAAGGTAGTAGTTATCGATTATTCCGCTCCGAATATTGCAAAACAAATTGGAGTAGGTCATCTGAGATCAACGATTATTGGACATGCTCTTTCAAACATTTACTACGAGACAGGATTTAACGTAATCCGCGATAACCATATTGGCGATTGGGGCACTCAATTTGGCAAACTTCTTTATGCCTACTTAAACTGGGGAAATGAAGAAAAGGTTGCTAAAAATCCGATTGAAGAGTTAAAAAAGCTCTACATTAAATTCCACGAATATGCAAAGGAGAATCCTCAAGCAAACGATTGCGCACGAGAGTTATTCGCTAGACTTGACGCAAAAGACTCCGAATTGATCGCTCTGTGGAAGTATTTTAGGGATTTAAGTGTTGAGAGCTTTGATAAGATATATCAGCAGCTTGGCGTTAGATTCGATACAGTAATCGGAGAGAGTTATTTTGCTGACCAAGCAGATGCAATTGTAAATGAGTGCATTGATAAGCATCTATGCAGGAAAGACGAGATCTCTAACGCAATAGTAGTTGATAAAATCGGAGATATCCCTTCCTTTCTGCTGAAGAAACAGGATGGATCAAGCTTATATATTACTAGAGATTTAGCAACTCTGAAATTTAGGATTGAAACATTTAATCCAAGTGTTATCCTCTATGTAGTTGGAAGCGAGCAAGAACTAAACTTTAAGCAAATGTTCGCGCTTGCAAAGCTGGTTGGCTATTTGCCGCAAAACGTGGAGGCAAAACATATAGGTTTTGGACTAGTGCTAATCGGTGGAAAGAAGATGTCTACTAGGGGTGGTACTGTCATTGAACTGCAAGACCTTATCTATACGGCCATAAAAAAGTCAAGAGAAATATTGCTTCAGAAAAATCCAGAGATAAGCCCATCAGACTTAGATTATGTATCTAAAATTGTGGGGATTGGCGCAATCCTTTATAACGACCTGTCACAATCTAGGATAAAAAATATTTCTTTTGACTGGAAAAAGATGCTCGATATGGAAGGTGGCAGTGCAGTTTATCTGCAATATACCTATGCTCGCATTAATTCTATTCAAAAGAAATTGATAGATGTCTATGGAGATGTCGATTCGAATCAAGATAATGAGGACATCACATTTGCTAGTAATTCGGAATTTGATCTTGCGAAGAAATTAATGATTTTCCCTGAGATAATCCTACAAGCTCAGCGATCTGACTTCCCGCATTACGTTAGTAAATATCTAGAAGAACTGGCGCAACTGTTCAATAGCTTCTACAGTGAGGTTTCGATTCTAAAAACTGAGGAGAAGAAACTTCGCAAATCACGGACGCTTCTGATTAAAGACGTAGCTCTAGTAATTAAGAAAGGCCTGTTTCTATTTGGAATTGACGTACCAGAAAGAATGTAGGGGGTTGAACGAGATATACTCCTTGCCCGTGCTGGCCTCAAGATATGCAGGCCACGATCTCACACTAAACAGGTGAACGTATATGACCTATTATACCATCTCACGAATGGTCATAGACGCATCGAGAGAAGAATTAATTGAGATTTTTCGGTGGCTGCAGTTTCAAGGTGATATTGAGAGCAATCCGACCACCATTCTAATCGGCGGCTGGGCGGTATACAGCTACAACAAATGGCATGGATCTGTGGATATCGATCTCGTCACTAATAACAAAACCAGGCAAAAACTAATGTGGTACCTAAGGAATAAGCGCAAGTTTGTTCACCAACGGGATTCGCTCGCTCCCACCACGGTGGCAAAAATTATTCCTAACGGAAAGATTTTGATCGATTTCGGGTCGCGAGAAGATATCTGCAAGTTTGAAGGGAGAGACGAGCAATGTCCGTTCTCGCTCCTTGACGATCGTATTGAAGCGCGAGATATAGGAGCAGGTTTCCCTGTGATTGTGCCGGAACAAACTCTGCTTCTCATTTTCAAGCTCAAAGCGGCATGGGACCGGTCATTCAGGATACAAAAGGGATTATCAAGTAACGAGGAATTGGAGAAGAGTAAGCTGCGCAAGGATCGTGCTGATATTCTCGCACTCATTGACCCTGATGTCGTGGGTACCGAAATTGATATTCAGTATCTAGGTGAGCGGCTCCGTGAGTTCTCGTTCCTAGTAGAATTGCTGAAGGAGATCCCCGATTACTTAGATTCAATCAATATGTACCGTAGGATGAATCAAAATGAAGCCCGAGATTTTATTGAGAAGCTGCTCCTAAGGACTGGCATCTCATAGATGAAGATTCGCCAAATCGATAAAAATCTCAACTCACGATGATCTTGAGTAAAGTTCGCGAGGGGGAGGTTGGATTCTTCAGGAGAATCCGCAAATCCTTTTTATAACCTATAATCCCCACTCGTTTTTCGATCAAGGGGGCATTAACGTCTGCCCTATCCTCTCATTCAGGTTGACCTGGGCGCACGAGTAAGCACGTTCTGCGCGCGGATCCCTACCATTGGGATTCGTATTCGTCGCTTTTGGAGCTAACGCAAAATGCCCGCTCGGGCGGTGGAGGGTGGAGTATGCGGCTGAGCTGGAGGTCACCAGGGCTGCGGCTGAGGCGCTCGATGTCTTCGCGACTCTTTCCACGGCGTCGGGCACTGAGGCGATAAAGAGACGACCACGAAGATAGGCATCAGCCCAGGCACTTCGATGAGAGTATCGGTAAGCCATTTCGGCTACATACTGGACCTGGCGGCCAAGGGCACGTTCACTTGAATTGCAGGACGGGGCAAGCATCCATGACGGCGATCGCCTTCAAGGGAAGCGAGCAAAAGACGAAGGTGAGGGCGGTGTGTGCTTATTTATAGGGGGCTCGGCCCGCACTTCAGCAAGGTAGCAGTCCTGGGAGATCCCCTCGCCTAGGCCCATGTCGGCCAGCTCGTCATCACAACCTTGACAGTAGCCAAACATAATTCACCGCGGGACCAAGAGGCCACGCGGGGACGAGGGCGGCGCACGGCAGAGATCCGGGCTGTTCAGGAGCGCCACGTTCTCTCTGGAGGGTGATCTAGTGGAGGCTGGCCGGAGATTTACACAAGAGACGATCAAAGCCTTCGGACAGCATCCCACCTCCTGGTTGTCACAGTTCTTTACGCGAGGCTTTCGCATCTAGGCTGAAGCCTTTAATGATCATTCATAGATATCAACTGTTGGAATTTATCGGCGGCATCTTCTATGAGTTTTCCAACCTCTTCAATCTTTCTTGCGATGACATAATCCCATAAACCATAGTGTCCATCGGCATTTACAGCATTGACCCAGCGTCTCGCAGCATGCGTTTTGATCTCCACAAGATCATCATATCCCTTTGTTTCCAAGATCAAGGTGCAATTCGGGAGATCTTTTAGCCGAATGATAAAATCTGGCTCGTACTCATGGTCTTCTCCGTTATGCAGATAGGGAATGGCAAACCCTAATCCAGAGTTCTTTACGAAGGCAGCAACTCTTGGGTGCGTGTCAATCACATATGCGGCTGATTGCTCCCACTGCTTGGTGTCAGCGACAACGTAGTTTAAATGGGAATGAACTATCTCTCGAACTTCCCGGCTGCTCCAGAAATCAACCTCGGATGTTGAGCCTGAACCCCGGCTTTTTTCTGTCCTCGGGAGTTCCGGTGTTTCACCCTGTGAAGAATCAGGTTCTATTGCCTCTACCAGTCGTTCTATAGCCCAGCCATAGTACGGAGACAGAAACACATCCAGAAGATTTGCTGGTTTTATTGGAACAACCTTCTCCATCAGATAGCGCCGGGTTATCTTGACGATCTGGGGAAATAACACATGCGATGGAGCCTGGCAATCTGAGGTTTCTACATAATTCCTAGTTATGTCTCTTGCCAACTCAAACACCAGTTCCTGCAAACGTCTGCCAGAACGATATGGGTTTAGGTCCACACTCTCTAAGGCGCCAGGACCCATCAGCGAATATCGACCCTGGTTATTAAGAAGTCCGGCCTTCATTTGGACTTCTGGAGGTATATTAAGAGGGTCGAGGCGCAGTTGTGGCACATCTTGCCAGGAAACTGTTATGTGGTTATGAATGGCCTGACCATATCCCTCTACCCGAGGATACTGTATTTCGAATTCTTTCTTTCCAGGAATGGAGTGAATATGGTGGCGTTTTGGCTTTGGAGGTTGTGGCCCCGATTTGCTCTCTTTGAAAGGAATTACCTCAAAGGGGACACCGAATATCTTAGAGACCTCCTCCGTGAGCTTCCCGTCCTCATCTACATCGTAGCTGGAACGCCTGAGTCCGCGACCCACCACCTGCTCACAAAGAAGCTGAGACATAAATGGACGTAGACCTACAATGTGGGTTACGGTGCTGCAATCCCATCCTTCGGTGAGCATTCCCACGCTAATAATACAGCGAATATCTCTACCAGGAGGATGGAGCGGTCGGTTCAGTTTCTTTGTCAGCTCCTCAAATCCTTCTGGGTAGATTGGTCTTCCCTGTGTATCATGTGGCCAATCCATCTTTCCAATGGTGTCTAGTGTCAGGCGCATCCAACGAACTTCATCAGACTTCGCCTGATCGCTATCTGTTTCCTGAACTACCTTGGAGTCCACGCGGATGGTATTTATCTTGCCATTACGATTGACAAAGCCCTCTATTAAAGCAGAGGGAATACCAAGAGGTGGTCTATCCTCGCCCAGCCATTCGTATATTACTTTGGCAATCTTTGTATTCTTGCAGACAATAATGAAAACTGGCGCACGCGGGTCGTCTTTTCTTAGCGCCCATTCACGGCGAACCTCTTCCCATAAGCCACCCAGCATGGCGATAGGTGTATGTGCCCACTTGAGGATTGCTTCGGGTTTTGGGCTTCCTTTTTTGCCGCCACGCTCCGCTGGAGTGAGTTTAGGCAAAATCCACCGCCAGATGTTGAAGTATCCCGGTATATCGCTTCCCGTCGTATCTCGAACTGCAAGCTGGGGTATTTTTACCAGACCGGACTCTATAGCATCGGTAAGCCCAAAGTCACTGACGATCCAGGGGAAGGTGCGGTTGGTATCCCTGCCAGCTCGACCAAGAAAGTATGGCGTGGCTGAGAAGTCCACACAGAAGTTTATGGACCTTAGCTTGTGAATCCGATCCAGGCCATCTATCCAGATAGTGGCTTTTTTAAAGAACTCCTCGCTTTCCTCTTCCTCCCCAAAGAGGTCCGTCTCATCCTCTTCAGGCTCGGGATACCGAATGCGGTAGGCATGGTGTGCTTCGTCATTCATGACCAGGATGTTCTGCTTTCCACCTACCTCTCGCCCTAGAACCCGATTGACTTGAGCTGTATCGCTCTCCACATATTTGACCGAACGAACCTTAACTTTCCGCAGATTGCCTTGTTTGTCTCTGTCCTCCTCCAAGACAGTTAAGAGACCGGATGCGGTCTGGCGGTCAAGATCTTCCAATGTAAGATAGCGAGTACCTCGTGCAGTTGTAGTCTTGGAGCCGATACGGATAGTCTCCACAATAGTAACAGGTACCCCGGCTCTTGAGACCTTTGAACTCACGCCACCCGTTTGGACAGCCTGTGGCTCAAAGACATGCCAATTGGTAACCAAAACCCTTCCTCTGGAAAGGTCAGGCATCAGATGGGGCGGGACAAGATCCCGAGTACGGTAAAGGCTGCCTTCGCCGCGCGCTGGATCGAGTTCCTGTAAGCGATTGCGAATGGTTACATTGGGACAGACGACGAAAATTGTATCTGAGAAACGTGCGTCGCTGTGGTTGTTGATCTTATTCAAGATGCTCCAAGCGGCCAGCATACCCATAACTGTGGTTTTGCCGCCACCAGTGGCCATTTTGCAGGCATAGCGCTGAAAGGCCCTGTAGCCTTCCGCTCGTTGATCCTCGCTTGGTTCATCCAGAGGGATTTCTATGCCCTGCAAAAAGTCCGATCTGGCCTCATTGAGGAATATCATCGTCTCTGCAGCCTCTAATTGGGCAAAAAAGAGTCTCTGCCGCCTTCCATCTCGTCGCCAATAGCTCAGAAGCTCCAGTGTCGTTCGGCTGACTCCAGGATATGGCGGCTTATGTTCCCGCCAGGACTTTACTTGTTTGCGGAGCAGATTGACAAGGTCTAACTCGACCCAATGCCCACGTGCCTCGTGCTCGTCATCACTGTCTTTTGCCCTGGGATCACGGTAGAAGTAGCCAGCAGGACGACGACCTGATCGGCGTTCAGCCTGTTTTCCTTCTTCGATGTCCCAGTATTCTGCTGGCTCTTCGTAAGGAGAGTTCAGTATGGGGGTAGAGACTTCGAAGCCGGTCATACTTTGGATTCCTCCTCTGCCTCCAGCACTGATTTTACCACCATTAGTTCGTTACCGCGGTCGTCTATCACCTTGACCGCTATTTGGCCATGCTCTCCAGCCTCGAAGGGAGCGCTGGTTGTACCGGAGAGGCGGTCCCAGACAGCGTCCTCGTACTCGCCTTTTAGAGCGTGTTTCAGGTTGTCCCAGGCGCTGGTTCGGGGAAAGAAAGCCTGGTTTACATGGAAGCAAAGGCCGTTGTAGTCGGTATCCAGTAGCCAAGCGGGGACGTCATCTCCTTGATGGTGCTCCACATCCATGGTAACAGGATCAAAGACATCTAGCCCTAACAGTTCCACCTGATAGATAATTTGGTCATTTGGTTTCTTTGGTTTGACCTTGAATATCTTTATCTCAGGGAGCCCGCAGCAACTAAAGATTTGGCTACTGCGCATGTTTTTGAGAAGGTCGCCCATCATCAGGTCAGGCGTGGCCTGGCAGTAGGATGCAGGAATACCCACTGCTTCTTCGCTTTCCTCCAAAAGCATGCGGGCGTTGGGTTGAATGGCAAATCCGATAACGAAAAGATGAGTGTAACCCTTGGCATGAGCTTCCCTGGCGGCTTCGTAGACCAGTTTCTCGCTGACCGCACCATTCTCTGGCCCAAATACGACGGCCACAGGCTTATCCTGGCCATCACCCACGAATGCCTCTGCAGACAGGGATAGTGTTTTGGCCGGAGGTTTAACATTCTTGAAAGTGACCTTGTTGCCGCCGCAGAAATGCAGGACCGGCGATCTGCGCAGAACCTCCAGCATTCTTTCCAGGAAGGAGCCGTAATCCTCAGCAGAGAATCCTGAGTCTTCCACTCCATCTCCTTCCCAATCCACAGGCGTTGGAATTGTGGCCTCTACGGTGAAAGGGCCACTGACGCGAGTTATCTTTTCGTCTTTCTCTGGCCGGTCTACAAGAACTTCCTCTTTAGGCGGCTCGTTGTTGGCAATGCTCTTCAGAGTAACGTGGGGGACTATGCCACCTACCTCCTCGCCCTTCTTATTCTGCTTTCTGAGGTAAGCAAATCCACCTGCAGGACCTCGAGCCTCGTCTTTTAGTGCGTAGTAAGGGAATGTAGCAGTAAGAAGCCTTTGACGAGCTAAGGCCAACGGAACACGGCTAGTATCGATGGTGATCCAGCGCCTGCCCCATTGCTCAGCCACATAAGCGGTAGTTCCGCTGCCACAGGTCGGATCAAGCACAAGGTCGCCTGGATCCGTGGTCATCAGGATACAACGTGCGATAACCTTGACATTAGTTTGAACTGCATACATTTTTTCCGAAGCATCAAAACCCCATCTTGTATCAAGCCATGTATTATTGATTGGAGCGACAGGAAAATCATCCAAATAGCGAATGTAGGATAGAGATTTCGCCCTTTTTAAAACACGTTTGCTGTCAACTAATCTGATAAGCCCTTCCTGCGTTGTCTTCCAATGCTGATTATTGCCAACTTCAAAAGTCTCTCCGTTGAACTCAAACGGAGAAGTACCTGATGAAGTAGAGCCCTGCGAGGTTAAAGCGCTCGGCCTAAAGATTCTCCAGCCGACAGGGATTGACTTTAGGTTAGATACTTCTTCTTCAGTCATTGGACGACGAACTAACGCATCTGGAGATTCAATATATTTGTACTCCCTGGCGATTTCAGATCCGGCCTCTTTCGCCATGTAGAGCTGCCGATACTTCAATTTGTCGTTATCCTTTGCGTACCAGAGCAAGTAATCTGAAACTGATGAGAGTGAAGTGTTATCACCATAACCGCTTGTCTTTGAAAATGTGATAAGAGAACAAAAGTTGCTTTCTCCGAAAATTTCATCCATAATCTCTCTCACATGATGCAGATTCTCATCGCTTATCTGCACGAACAAGCTTCCGCTATCGTTCAATAGATCTCGTGCCAGCAACAACCTGTCCCGTAGGTATGCGAGATATGAGTGCAGCCCCAGTTCCCAGGTGTCCCGATAAGCTTTAACCATCTCCGGCTCACGGGTCATATCGTCGTCATCGTTATGCTGAACATCCCGCTTTCGGACGAAAGGCTGGAAGTTGGAGCCATATTTCACTCCATAGGGCGGGTCCATGTAGATCATCTGCACCTGTCCTGCTAACCCTTCATACTGCAGTAGAGAATTCATCACAATGAGCGAGTCTCCAAGGATGAGCCGATTGACCCATCCGTCCTTGTGCTTATAGGCTCGGAGAATCTGATCGTGAATGGGATGCTGGGGATCGCCAAATAAGTCGATAAAAGATAGCTGCTTATTCCTTTTATGGCCTTTCAAGGTCTCCAGGATGGCCTTTGTGGATAGACGCTCATGGATGAATAGCGGGAGGGTGGGCACATCAAAAGAGAGACGCTCGGCTTTTCCCGCCCAGTTGAGGAATGGCTGAGAGAGTCGTTTGAGATGATCCACAGCGTCTCCCAGTCCGCTCACTGTGACGAGAGGATTATCGTGGGCGTCCCTGAACTCTTGAACTTGATCGAAACGATGAGGCGGAGGCAGTAGGGAAGCCCTTTGGATGCACCCTATCAGCCATTCGCCCAGCTCCCGTGCAGAATTTTTTCCGTCCCAATCCATAGCAGGAGAGATAGAGGAGTCGTAGCTGTAGCGTTTGGGAGACTTCTTCTTGCGAAACTGGGCCTGAGTTCCTACGTCTGGACGCATTAGGCTTTCAGATTCAGGGTATCGATATGTTTCCGTGGACGAAGATGTCTTCGATTTTGATTTCTTCCTGGTACGTCTCCCTTCTGCCATTGATCTTCACTCCTTTTACAGCGAACGGAAATTAAGATGGTTAGTGTAAATACTTGATGCCTGACCGCAGGATGTTGTTGGATCATGATCCGATCTGATATCATCGAACGTATCCAGGAAATGTGAAGGTTCCAGGATCGCCTGGGGCTATAAGAAGCAAGAGCATACTGGCAGAAGAGCTGCTTCATGGCCAAGTCGCGCAGCTCCTCAGGTGCCTCCATTTCCAGAACCGCCTGGAAATGCTTCTGGGCCCGCTCCATGTCACCGGTTCAATGGACGAAGGCGAGACCGTAAACGGTCTGCGGGTCCTGGGGATCGCACTCGTTGGAGCGGCGCAGACAGTCCCTGGAAAGCTCAACCATTTTATGTCTTGGTCTCTCTCAAAGACCATATATCCGGTTATTCCTGAAGTACCCTCTCCTTTGCAGTCCTCTCGATCTCGGTTGCATCGATGCTGCCATCCGGCCCATCCTTTGATGTGATTAGCTGCTCTGAAAAGCCATTCAACTCATACCATTCAAGCTTCCTAGCCCACGCATCTCTATAACTCGGGATATTGAGCATTCCCAAGTGCTCCCAGTAAAAGGTGTCTCCCTCGAAGCTGACGGTAAAGTCTGGCAATCTAAAGTCTTTGGGATCGAATCGCGAGTAAAGAGGCTCCTCATACACGTAGCTGATTCCGATGGATTCCAGAATATCAGCAACAACGACTTCGCTCTTCGAACGAACTGCCACTCCCTTACGAGTGCGGTGGATCAATGCTTCGAGATGCGGGCGCTTCACATCCGTGGGACGTAACGCAAGAGAGAACATCTGTGTATTGCGTAACCTAGTATCAGAGCAGTCCGGGCTTCGAAGTCGGAGAAGTGGGCCGATATCCTTCTCTATAAGTAGAACCATTTTTTTTCTGAACCTAGTCAAACCAGTGTAAATAAGTTCTCTTGATAGGGTGGATGCACTCTGGGGTACAATTAAAAAAACTATGTCAAAGTCGCTCCCTTGAGCTTTGTGGACAGTAAGAGCGTAGGCAAGTTCGAGGTTTTCGTTCACCTGACCCCTGTAATAGCGATACGATACATCAGTCTGAGTCGAGAATACCACATCGACATAGTCCCCTCTGTTGTCCTTACGTGCTTCCTTAACAATTCCGATCTCTCCATTTGCGACGTAGTCCAAACCAGCTCCCTGGGGCCAACCGCGTTTACTTTGATTGACGATCTGTATCACCTTATCCGTCCAGACTATCTCCTGATCTCCAAACGGCCGTGGCATTTTGCTCCATTGATTCTGCGACTTCTGGATTAAGCCACGTTTGTACTCCAGCTGGATGAGCCGGTTCAAGTTATCGGTCCCGAAGGGCTGCCCTCTGGTTGGTGCCAGTATCTGCCATGATTCACTTAGCCTCCAATCTCTTGCGTCGATGCCAAAGGATTTGTTAAACCCCGCATAGTCACCATCCTTGAAGCCTAGCAATTCTGTCATCCGATTTTTGATCTTTGTCAGCAGATCATCTTGGTTTGCCCAGAAGGTTACTTCGAGATCGCCATGAGGCTGGCCTTTTGCAATATCCGCAAGAATCTCATCGTCGCTTGGGCTCACTGCGGCTTGTCTGTATCCCTCGGCAAGTGCAAGGGAGACGCTCTCCTCCGGCGGCTTCCCTTCTTCCTCATCTTTCCGCATAAAGACGTTAAGAGACGCTATACATTCCGGATGCTCTTTATTCAACCATTCGATTATATCTACAAAAGGTCTACCGGGACCGATAGGAGGTAACTGGTTTGGATCACCCACTAAGATTAAACGCTTTAATGGTCCCATATCCAGCGCTTTGAGAAGCGTTCCAAGTAGATCTACAGGGATCATAGAGCATTCATCGATAATCACAGTAGTTGCCTTGTACGAGTCTCTTTCACTCTCCTTGATGAGGGCGAAGCTATCTGGCATGAACCATTTCTCCCTTAAGAGAAATTGATGGATAGTCATTGCCTTGCGTTTGGTCTTTGTAGATAATCTGACTCGTGCTTTGCCTGTGGGTGCTAATAGAAGAATGTGACTCTTGCCCTCAGCCAGTTCTAGTTCGTCTAGAAATACCCTTAGTACAGAGGTTTTTCCAGTCCCTGCTCCACCAGTGAGCACACTTAGCCGCCTAGATATTATAGTATTTAGTGCGTTTTGCTTTTCATCGAATGCTGTCTTTTCACGATCGTTTGCAGGCTTACCAAAGAGTGTTTCCAGAGATAGACTCCAATTGATCTCTCTTTCAGTGGTTATATTCGCTTTCTTTGACCGTCTTCTAACTATCCCCGCGATATGCTGCTCCAAATCATGAATATCCTTCAATGCAACTAATTGTGGATCTTCTTCAAAGGCCGTCCAGAATATTTCATTGTAGAAATCTCTATCAGCTGCGAATAGATCCCTATCAGGATGACACGCCCTCCTTTCAGGAAACCGTTTGCCTATGCGATCAAGAAGGTCGCTAAGTATGAGCACAGTGTCTCCACTGTTAGCAGCTTCCTTCATTACGGCATGTGATACTGCTCTTATCCTGCGCGGATCATCATGGGAAACCTCGTCAACATCTGGGAATAGCGCTGCATTGCCTTCAGGCAGCATCCCGTGATCTATCGTCTCAAGGGAGATCGGTTCTGAGTTAAGCGTACCCAAATCGCTTTCACAAATGATATAAGGATTTGAGACAAGATCGGCTTCGTTGGCTATTATTCCGCTTCTGACCCTCATATCAGGATTGGCTATCCTTTCAACTTGGTCTGGTGAGAGCTCGAACCTAGCTAGTTTTGCCAGCAATTCATGGCGAGCCTTAAGCACAGACCATTTTTTTTGTGCCTTCAGAAATCCACTTTCGTAAGGACCTTTCTCAGGCTTGTTATATCCTTCAAGAATAGCTAGGACATGATCCCATGGATTCATGCCATTCTTAGCCATAGGAGCCAATACGGTTCTTTGGTATGCAGTACCTTTAGCGAAGTCGAGATACTGCAAGACACTTCCAACTCCTGGGAAGGGTCCTCGGTTTGTCCATGCTTCTGCCAAGACATCGTTGAGCCAATTGAGACGATAGTCCCAATCTCCAGCAACTACATTATCCGCTTTGACCTGTTCGATGGACTGCAAAACCCGCTCTAGAACAGATACGGCTACGTCGTCAGAAACATGTTCACCTACATAAGAAAATGCAAGCAAAGCGCTCTGCGGAACACAGCAGAGAATTCTTTTGGTGGATTGTCCTGCTTGCAAGTATTCTTGATAAGGAATCCGCACACCTTGTTGTGGGTAATCCTGGGTCACAAGGCGCGACCAGACCGGATAGAGGTCTTGATACTTCGCTTTCGTTCCAAAGTATATCTGATCCCCCACGCTAGATATTCGTCCCACTCCAACGATGATTCGAGAGACATCTTCATCCAGAGGGTTTCCCTGGTTGCAATAATAAAAAACAAGAGATCTTCCTGGGTCTATCTTGTCCCAAAACTTCGTGAGAAGCTCTCTTTGACGATCTGATTCATAAACCCATCCTCGCTCTCTCGGTTTATCTGGTTCGCGTATAATCAGGTTCTCGGAATCACAAACCTGGCGCAAGTTCTCCTCCCGCATCCAGCGATAAGGAGAGGGGCAGCAAGAGTAAGGAAGTATCTCTTCGTTTACAGGCGGCAAATCTCGAAACTCCAGGGGGTCTCGATGTAGTAGAGTATAACCCTTTTCGGCATAGGTAGCCGAATCACGGGAACACGGTGGTATCCAATCCTTAAGATCACAAAAGCAAGTACCGGCCGCTTTGAGTTCCTTTTCATCATCACGGGTGTCACGAATATGCTCATGAACTATGCAAGATGTATTCAGGTTTGGCGCATCGCAGATGCGAGCATCCCATCCGCGATCATGCCAGGCAAGGCGTACTGATAAATGAGTAGTCATTTCTCCCTCTTTTACAAGTGAACTCTAGTCTATAACATAAGTATTTCCTATCGTTGAACTTCACTTAAATTATAGTTTGCTTATGTGGTGTTTTGGTAGCGTGCCTTGATTGCTTTAAATTCGCAGTGCCCCTGTATCCTGATACAACTCACTCCTTCAAGGACAAATGCCTTTTACCGGTTATACAATCCGCATTTAAATTTCGCCAGAGATTGAGCATATCCGAATTCAGCTAGACTTTACCTTATCTTGCAGCTCTTCATTCAGTCTCCTTGCCTCTTCAAGGTCTGCCTGTAGTTTCTTTATCAGATCTTCCTGGCTCTCCCAGGTTGGGAGCTTGTGCAGGATCATTTCGACAGCATCATCACGAGTCCTAAGACTCTCTTTTGCCTGGAACATAACCAGATTCCTTTTTGCCTCATCATCGACTACGGGATACAACTTATTCTTTCCCGTACCAGATTTCGTCTCCATATTCCCAACCTTAAGCTTAATGAATATATAACTTATGGCAAAAGTAAGGAGACCAGGACGTCATGGCGCGCAGCAGCCCGATAGCCAGGAGAGATCCGGGGGGCACAGGGACAGGCCGCAGATACCCTGGGGCCTTGCAGGCCGAAGAGAGGTCTATGAGCAAGATCTCATTTGACAGTCATTTGATCGAAGCGGATCCATTTGGCTGCAGGTGTGCTCCTAAATGGTTGCTTTCAGCATGCTACGGCCACATGCATCTTATTTGATGGCTGTTTGATGGCACCGACAGGGGCCAGAAGAGCTACTCATCTATCGAGGGGCTCCGCCCCACGGCCCCGGAAGCCCGCGGGAACCATCCGGGCGGGAGATTCCCGAAAGGCGGACATATACAGGGCTTGGTTTTGGCTGGCTTCCTTCCATAGGGCATGAACTTCATGCGGCACAGTAATCCTCCAGGGTCGGACCGGCGAGCAGGCCGGCTTTGGCCCCAGGGACCTCAGCATTATCGTCTTGGTCCACCCCAGCGGGCACCAAGGCTCGCCTTTGCCCGTCATCCGGGCAGATCAAGGCTTCGGCCCTCCGGGCTTCCCGCTGCGGCGGCGAAAGCCATGATCAGCCCGGCTGCCGATCCTTTTTTCGGCGAGCCTTGGACAAGCCCGCTGGGGCGAAAGGACTCAAAGATAATGCTGAGGGGTCAAGGGCCTGTCGCAGCCTCTTTTCAAGGACCCTGGCAGAATATGCAGCCTCCTTACGCTTCGCTGAGAGGACAACGGGGGCTCAGGATCTTAAGATAATGCTGCGGCATTAACGCCCTCCGGGCCGGGACCGGCTCTGCTGGCCCAGCTGGCCAGATTGGATCTATGACATCTCTTTCAGCCATTTACAGAATGTCATAGAAATATTTTGGTGGCCAGGGAAGGCGGGCCTGGCCCCGATGCCTGCCGAGGTTCTGAGCTTTGAACAAAGGCAATCGACGAGAAATAATATTACGAATATCCTCGCGCGTAGCAATGATTTTTCGGCCCAAAAGGGCCATTTTCAGCATCTAAAGCCACTTTACGCAGTCTCTCAACCTTAACCTTAAGGTTAAGGTTAAATACTTGAAACTACATAAGAAAGAGTATCGGGAGGCTATAAAATGAACACAACATACGCCGAGGATATATTGGAAAGAGTCAGAGCAAAGCAAAGAGCACAGGCCGAGAAGGCAGCAAGGGAGGAGGCTGAGAGGCATAAGGCGCGAATCATCATCGAGCCAAAAAATGAAGACTTCGGGAAATTCAAGCCTCAGACTGTCCGGGAGCTGATAGAGATCATAACCGGCCGACATACTGAGATCGATACTCAAAAGGTGGATCTGCCGGAAAGGCTCCAGGCCATGAGCCTTGTGCTCAGCTCTAAAGGGGATTCATATTACAGGGTAACTCCGAATAGCTGCACCTGCAAAGGCTGGCACTACTCACAGCAAAAATACGGTGTGGGCAAGTGCAGGCATCATACCCTTGCCTTCCCTGAGGAAGCCAGGGATAATGCCAGAATTCTCGAAGAGGTAAGAGAAGGCCCCCGCAGGCTCGCCAGGCCGCCAGAGGAGAGCGATAGCATCCGGCCCAAGCTTCCAGCTTTCAAGCCCTTCGATCTATTGCCATCAGAGCAAAAGGCCAGGGAGGCGGCTTAAGATGACTCCTGCGGAAATAATAACAGAGGCCAGAGAGCTATCTCTGGCAGACTTGGAGCATGTTGTTGTCACTCTGGGCTTTGAATTGCAGGATTTAGAGCTCAGGAGGTGCGACCAATGAAGGATATTTTTTCTGTAGTGACCGGGCGAATAATAGCACAGCTCGAAAAAGGTGTGGTCCCATGGCGGCGCACCTGGTCAAGCAATGGGCCGACCAGCTACCAGACCAACAGAGAGTACCAAGGTATCAATGCCCTGATCCTCCAGGATACCTATGAAAGCCCCTATTGGCTCACATTCCGCCAGGCTCAGAAATTGGGCGGCAGCGTCCGGGCCGGAGAGAAGGGTAGCCCTATAGTATTTGTAGATAGAATGGCACAAGAAAAACAGAAAGCAGACGGCACGGTAGAGGTATCTTTCAGAAGGTTCCTGAAATACTATACGGTCTTTATAGTCCTCAGCAAAACAATCTATAACCTCTATTTAGCAAAAACTTCTCTATCCATGCCTTACCATAGCTCAGTGAGATAGAAAATTTATCCCAGGAATCAGAGATTATATTTTT